AAGAGCTGTTCTATCACCCAGATGCATACAACTGCTTAGCATTTGACAATGAATGGGATGCAGGAGCAATGGGAACTCAGTGTGGGTATTTTGTCCCTATCTACCAAAACTTGGACGGGTTTATGGATGATGACGGGAACTCGTTAATTGATAAAGCCAAAGAGTTTGAAGAAGCAGCTAGAGAGAATAAGAAGAAAGCCAATGACCCCAAGAGCTTTGACCAGTATATAGCTGAACACCCATTCACCCCACAAGAAGCTACTCTTCAGACTACTATTAACATCTTTGATGTAAGTTCATTAAAGGAACAATATAACAGAGTCAAGGCACATAACCTTGAAAAGAATGGGACACCTGGGATATTGTATCACAAAGGGGATGAAGTTCAATTTAGACCTGACCCTTCAATAAAACCAGTTCTTAAATTCCCACATAGAAAAGATGACAACATCACAGGAGGAGTTATCGTGTACGATACCCCATACAAAACAAAAGAAGGATTGGTCCCACACAATCTATACATCATTTGTCATGACCCATATGCACAAGGGAAATCATCTAACAATGAGTCCCTCGGAGCTGCGTATGTTATCAAGAGACCTAACAATCTATCAAAACCGGATGACTTAATTGTAGCAAGTTATATAGGTCGCCCAGATACTCAAGATGAGTACAACAGAATACTCTTTATGCTTGCAGACTTCTACAATGCTAAAATTGGGTTTGAGAATGATAGAGGTGAATTAATAGCTTATGCAAAACGATACAGAAAGCTACACAAACTGCAGGAAGAGTTTGAGATGCTTGATAAGAGAGAATTGCAATCAAGGAATGTACGTCGTCAGTATGGGATGCACATGACTGAACAACGTAAGCGTCAGGGTGAGCTATATATAAGAGACTGGTTAATATCACCTAGAGGTCAAGATGAGGATGGGAATGTTACGTTAAACTTGCATACTATTTATGATCCTGCATTATTGCAAGAATTAATCAAATTCAATCACAAAGGTAACTTCGACAGAGTGATGGCTTTTATGGTTGGGATGTACCATACACGAGAGCTATATAATAAAGAAGTCCTAGAAACTATAGACGATAGATCTCAAGATGATTGGTTTGATAAAAACTATAGATAATTTAGTAACTTTACAAGAATGTACGGAGATGCAAAAATACCTCAACAACGGCTCCCATTAAGGCAGAAAACTGAAAAGTGGAGAGAGCAGTGTGTTGATGCATTTATAAATCTTTCTAAGTTTGGGTTAAGTGAACGTCGCAATGCTCTCAAACAATTGTATGATTATTACAATGGGGAGATAGATGAACTTGACTACAAGTATGTAATCAAACCTTACGGTAAGACTAGGGAGAACTTCCCATCTAAACTTAGGAACTACCCAATCATTAAGCCTATCATTGACTTATTGCTTGGGGAGAAATCAAAGAGACCACTCAATTACTCAGTAGCAGTTAAGAATGCTGACTCAGTAAGTCTCAAAGAAGAAGCCAAAAAGAACAAGATACTGCAAACTGCAGAGCAAATGTTCTTACAAGCATTAGAGGGTGAACAGCAAGAACCTCAACTCCCAAAACAAATCATTGAGCAGTTTGAACGTACGTATGTAGATGATAGAGCAATCAAAGGACAAGCTGCTCTTAACTACATCATGTATGACCAAGAGATATATGATAAGTTTCAAAAAGCATTCTTTCACTTCTTAGTTGCAGGGGAATGCTATTCTCACAAGGGGGTTAGAAACAGGGAACCATTCTATGAGATCCTCAACACTCTCGACATTGACTATGATAAAGACCCAGATGTAGAGTTTGTAGAGGATGGGGATTGGGCAATTATTAGAAGATATGCACACGCATCTACAGTCATTGATAACTACAATGATTACTTAACTGCTGAGCAAGTACTTGAATTAGAAAACCCACAGCAAAACTCTGTTGATTCGTATCTTCTATACAGAGCAGAAGCTTCAGGTGCTGATGACAATATCTACAGAAACAGACTTGTTGAAGTAGTTACTGTCTATTGGAAGTCTCGTAAGAGAATTGGGTTTGTGGAGTACATTGACCAAAATACTGGTCAACTTGAGGAGTTTGAAGTTGATGAGACTTACAGACTCCCAGGAGAACTCAAAGAACAAGGAGCTAAGTTGAATTGGGAGTGGGTAAATGAAGTGTGGGAAGGAACAAAGATTGATGGACGCTTTTATGTAAACATCTCCCCAATCCCAAATCAACGTACTTCTATTGACAATCCTTCAAGATGTAAACTCCCAGTTAATGGGAGGAAGTATTCAGATATTAACTCAAACAATGTCTCTCTTGTACAGCTTGGGATTCCATATCAGCTGAACTACAATATCTTCAAGTACAGAATGGAACTAGCTATTGCTAGGTCTAAGGATATCATTGCTCAGTTTGATATCAACATGATCCCAAAGAAATGGGATATGGATAAATTCATGTACTATGTTGAAGGAACTGGTATTGCATGGGTTGACTACAATAAAGAGGGTGTTATGCTCTCTCCCCAGCATCAATCTGTACTCGATATGTCGATTAAGACAATTGAGCAGTACATCGTCTTGCTTGAATCAATCATGCAAGAGTGGGAAAAAATCTCAGGAGTCAACAGACAACGTCAAGGAACAATCGGGACATACGAAGGTAAGTCCACAAGTCAACAAGCCATTGTTCAGTCGTCGCACATTACTGAAGATCTTTTCAGGAAATTTGCACGATTTGAGCAAAGAGAACTCCAAGGCTTATTGGATTATTCGAAGGAAGCGTGGATAGATGGGAAGTCAGCAATGTACTTCATGCCTGATACCACAGCACAGTTCTTAGACTTAGATTCTTTAGGGCATATGGAATCAGAGTACGGTGTATTCGTATCTGATGCAGGTAAGGATCAAGACAATCTCAATCAAGCACGTCAGATGTCTCAAGCTATGGTTCAGAACGGGATGCCAGCATCTGCAGTTATGGAATTGTTTGATACTGATAGCTTTACTGGGTTGAAAGATAAGATGCGTAAAGCAGAACAAGCTCAACAAGAACTTGCTCAGAAACAACAAGAAGCTCAGATGCAAATGCAACAACAGCAGATGCAGATGGAGCAAGCTAAAGTAGAGAGGGAATCTCTTGAGAAAGAAAAAGACAGACAGAAGGATATTGAGATTGCCTTGATTAATGCTGAAGCTAAGGATGTTGAAGGGAAGTTAAACTTAGATCTTGAGAAGATGATGAAACAATTTGAACTCAAGGAGAGAGAACTTGACCTTAAGCAACAAGCATTGGATAAAGAAAATGACCTAACCCCAGACGGGGAGTAAGAGATTTAAATTTCTTGTGTAATGACTAATGCAGAGCGACGTAAATTACTAAATGAATACAGGCTATCTGATAGAAAGGAATCTCTATTAGATATGTTTAGTAATTACCGCAAGATGCAAGATGGGGGACCTACTGATCCTCCCTATACAGCTGCATCAGATAATACTAGAGTCAGTACACCTCTTTCACCACAAGTTGCTTTAAACCCAGCTACCCCAACTCCAATGGTTAGAGATGAGGGCACGATTAGGCAAAGACCTTACGACTCAATGGATTTTTGGAGAGATGTGAAAACTCACAATTCTCAAGACGATTCTACATTTGAAAATGCTGTAGAAGCATTTGATCCTACAGGAGTATCATCTTGGGATGATGCTTATCGTGCATGGAACTCTATGCAAGATAGAGGCGCGTCGTACCCAAATTTAGATGAAGCAGTAGATATGCTTGGGGCTGTACCAATGCTTGGAAAAGCAAAATTTACGTTTAATCTAGCTAAGAAAGCTCAGAAGCCACTAAAATATTACGGAATTGAGTTTTACAATAATGTTGGGAGACACGTAATAAACAGTGCAAATGCATTAGATGCATTAGAAGATGAGACTGGGTTTTTGGATAGCAAGAAATACGGAGGAACAAAGAAGTATTTTGAACGTAAAATACGAAGGAAGTGATATATTATAACAACAGTTATAAAAGCAAATTAAACAAGTAAACTAAAACACAAACTAAATACATTTGTAAAATGGCGGAAGAAAACAAGTTAGATATCAGCGCAATCTCCTTTGACGATATGTTGGGGGATGGGCTGGAGACTATGCCAGCAGAACCGGAGACGGTTGAAAAAATTGATTCTGAGGTAGATGAAGAAGTCGAAGACATTGTAGATGAATCAAAAACCGAAGAATACGAAGAGGAGTCAGAAACAGAAGAGTACGAAGAAACAGAAGATGACGATGCTGAAGAAGATTCAGCAGGACAAGGAGTTATTTTCGAAATAGCTAATACTCTTGGGTTAGAGTTAAATGATGAGTATGATGATACTGTAGAAGGGTTGACAAATTTCGTAAGAGATATGTCACAAGAGGCTGCAGAAGAACAGTTGAGTCAATTGTTTGAGCAGTACCCTGAGGTACAAAGACATCTTGATTACGTAATGTCTGGAGGTAACTCTGAAGAGTTTATGCAGGCTTACAATCCACAAGTAGATTTCTCTGCTGTTGAGATTGATCAAGAAGATGTAAGTACTCAGCGTATCATCTTAGCAAACTACTTTCAAGCAAAAGGTCATGACAATGAGTTTATCGAAGATATGCTTGAATCATTGGAGTCAAGAGGTTCATTGTTTAGCAAATCAGAAGTGGCTAGACAAGAGCTTGCTACTGCACAAGAACAATATCGTCAAGAGTTGTTTGAAAAGCAGCAAGCTGAGTTCCAAAGACAACAAGAAGAAACAGAAGAGTTCTGGGAGGGTGTAGCAAATAGAATTGAGACTGGGAATGAGTTTGCTGGGGTACGTATCCCAGACAATCAAAAAGCAAAATTCTTTGACTACATCTCTGAGCCTGTAGGTCCTAATGGGGAGACTCAAAGAGATTTAGATTACAGTCAATCAGAATTAGAAGTTAAACTTGCTATGGACTACTTAATGTACAATGGCTTTAAACTTGATGACATCATCAACACAAGAGCTAGAACAAAGAGTGTTCAATCATTGAGAGAAAGGATTGTCTCTAATGAGCAGCAGGTTAAAAACGCCAGACGCACCCAACGCCGACAGAGACAATTTGATACAGATGATCTGGATTTAAATGCTCTCTTCTAATATATACAAAACAATTAAAATTAAAATCTAGAATATCATGGCTTTACAGCAGGTTTTAAAGACCTATTACAATGATCAGCAGATGACCGACACTAACTCGTTGGTTAATGCGCTTATGGAGAAACCAGAAGAACTCTCCCCAATTATTACTCACCTCGCAGGTCGTGAGGAGAAGAAGTTCCCATTGTCTTTCTTGACTGAAGGTGTGGGTAACACTCGCTCTATTGATCGCTTTGAGTATGAGTACAGAGTTAAAACTCATGAAGTAAATGTTCGTCCAGTTGTTGCATCTGTAGGTACTGGTGCAGGTGGTTCTATGTTTACTGTTACTTTCCCTGACAAGTGGTTCATCTTCCCATACACTCTCGTATCTCAGTCTGGGGTACTTGCTCGTATTATGGAGCAACCAACTCCTGAAGGTGGTGGGTATAAGTACACTTTGAAGATTGTATCTCCTGATGTATCAGCTGTCCCAACTGCAGACCTTGCCGCAGGTGCATTGTGGGGTATGTTGTATGCTAACGTAGGGATTGACTTCTCTCGTGGTAATGCATCTAACTGGACTGCTCCAGGTCTCGTACGTTCTAAGATCGGTACAGTACGTAAGTCTTACCACTTCGCAGGTAACGCTAAGGACTATGTAGCTCAGTTCACTCTCCCAATGAAGGATGGACAAACTACTAAGTTGTGGATGGATTACGAAGAGTACCGTCACATGCTCAAGTTTAAGGAAGAGTGTGAGATGTACTACTGGTATGGTCAAAAGACTTATGATGATAAGGGTACTAACCAGATGCTCGATGAGAACGGTCAACCAGTAATCTCTGGTCCTGGTTTGTTTGAGCAAATCATCAACAAGGATACTTACTCAACTTTGACTCAGAAGAAGATTGAGGATGTTATCGGTGATTTGTTCTACGGCATGACTGATGCTACTGATAAGCAAGTTACTCTCTACACTGGTATTGGGGGTGCACGTGAGTTCGATAAGGCTCTGCGTAACTACTATGCTACTGGTGGAGCACAAGGCAACTCTTACCTCCAGACTACTGAAGCTAAGTTCATCACAGGTAGCGGTCGTAATCTTGGAATTACTGGTTACTTCACTTCTTACGATCACATTGATGGTCACAGAGTGAACGTAGTTAAAGTTCCATTGTTTGACCACGGTCCTGTTGCTCAAGCTTCTGCTAAGCACCCAGAATCTGGATTGCCATTGGAGTCATACAGAATGACCTTCGTTGACCAATCATCTTATGATGGAGAAAACAACCTCCAGATGATCAACAAGAAGGGTCGTGAAATGTTGCGTTGGGCTGTTGCAGGTTCAGTTGTTCCGAAAGGATTTACTGAAACTGACACTCGCGCAAGTGATATAGACGGTGCATCTGTACACATGTTGAAAACAGCAGGTATCTTACTCAGAAGGTTCGATACTAGCTTAGATCTTCAGTGTGTAGCATCGTAATTTGTGTTTGGTTTGCAAGGGGGACGACTGCAACGGCGGTTGTCCCCCATTAACCATAAATAGTTATTCTTAATCTTAATAAAAAAGAACATGAAAAAAATCATGATCAGGCGCAAGGAGGTATTAAACCACCTCCCAAAAGAAATTAGAGCTGGGGCTAAAATTAGCATTGGCTCTATTTATGTAAACCGACAACCTCTTAAGGGGTTAGATGAAGAAGAGTCACACAAGATTCTTTCAAAGATTTTAGATGTCCCACCTACTCATCAGGATTGGCCAAAACAAGAGAAACAGTTTTGGGCATCAATGACTTTAAAAGTCCCATTCGAAGGAGTAGAGTTGGATATTACAGTAGATGAAGATGGGGAACCTCACAACATCATGGACTACGTTACTTACAAGTGGTGTCAAAAGCATCGTCAAGTAGCTATGAGTGAGGATGAGATGAACTCAGACCCATTGAAGAAATTCTACATCTACGATCCACAAAAAGACCTCGTCAAGAAGAACGCTAATGTTAAGCTTCGTAAAGATGCTGATAAGGAGTTCATCAAGATCAGTGCAGATACAGACAAGATGAGACGATTGCTCAGAGTATTGTCTAAGGGTTCTAAACCAGAACAACTGTCTGAACTTGAAGTAGAGAATCAGCTTTACGAAATCAAAAACAGTAAGCCTGATGCGTTCTTGAAGATGAGTTTAGATAAAAACTTAGATACAAGAGCTGAGATTGAGGAAATGATTGAGCTTGGGGTACTTCGTACAATTGGGAATCAAATCATCTATGGTGATGAAACAATTGGGGAGAACATCACAGACACAATTGTTTACTTCAACAACAAAAAGAACTCAGGGCAAATCAATGCCATGAGAGCTCAGCTCAAAGAACTTAGAAGTTAATGACTATACAAGAGATGCATATTGCAGTCAACCTGGGGGTGCAGAAAATTGCTTCCTTCCAGGTTGACAATCTCTTACCTCAAGAGATTGACCATGAACTCAATGTCGCTATGGACAAGTTCATTAAATTACGTTACTCCCCATTAGGGAATAAGTATCGTGATGGATTTGAGCAATCTCAAAAAAGGATTGATGATCTTAGAAACTTAGTTGTGGATTACGCAACTGAGGCTAACTATCAAGGTCAGACAGTTAACAACTATTTTATTGACAGAGCCCCTCTCCCAAGAGACTATATGTTCTTAGTTAACTTCTATGTAGAAGAGTACTACGAATGCAATAATACAAACTGGGTTAGTACGTTTAATAGAACCAATTACTTGTACAAAGTACCATTGGTAAATAGTAATGGGATTGGGGTGTCAGATATCATCAATGACGGTAGTACAATTTTTGCAGACTTATCTGAAGATCAAGTTTTAGATGCAGAGTTCTTTTTAAACCCAACGTTCTTAACTGATAGTTGGGTAGTACTAGACTCTAATATAGCTCAAGATGATGCTTCTGATTACATGACTGGCTCAAATGCTACATTTGAAAGTCATCAAACTCCTACAATAGATTCTAATCATGTTCTATTGAGTGCTGCTACTGTTGATCCTGGGAATATAACAGTAAAGTACTCTGATGAGAGTTCAGTAACAATAGCATCTACTGAAGTAAGTCATCAACAAAGATGGCCTACTCAACCTCTGATTACCCCAATAACTAGAGAAATGGGGATGTATGTTCAGCATGATGATATATACATGGTACTATCAGACCCCTTTAATCGTCCTACTTACGACAGAGTAAAGTATACGATTCAAGAAAATTTTATTGATGTTTATACTGATGTTACTTTTTTAGTTAAATTAGCTCATATTAAATACATTCGACGCCCGAATAGATTAAACATCATTGAGGGAGTTGGGTGTGAATTGCCGGAACACACTCATCAAGAGATAGTTGAGATGGCAGTTAAAGGAATCCTGGAGTCTGTTCAAGACCCTAGGTATCAGACACAGTCTATGGAAAACATGGACAGTGAATGATTTTTTATTAATGTTTAATCCCAATAAAAATAATTAAAAAATGGGAACTAACTTATCTCAGGTATTTATCCTGAACAATGGAAACCTTGAAGCTCCAGGAACTGATGGAGCTGACAGTCCTTTAGACCTTGGAAAATCAGAGGTTGGTATTTGGAATCTTACTCAGTACGGAGCAAACAGTGATAACTGGATCAATAGTGCATTGTATGCAAAGAAGGTTGATACAGATACAAGTAATGCAGACGATACTACGGTAGAAGCTTTAACTGTAGCCAACCCATTGTGGTTATTTAATAGAATTCAGTTTGGTCAGGGAACTGGTTCTGGAAATCCTATCATGTCTCCAATTATTAATACTAGAGACATACGTAGAATTATCTTTGAACCACAAACAGATTTTGTTGGAACCAAAGCAACAATTACAAATACAAAACTTGGAGCTGTAGCTTCTGGAGCATTTCAAGGAAACTTAAAATTTGTAATTAAGTCTACTCCTACCGATCAGTTGAGTTTTTACGATCAGGCTGGTTTGAACATCTTCGGAGATTTTCCGTTAGGAGCATTCAACACTACAAACCACAAAGCAATTAACGTTACTGTTAATTTTGTGGGTGTTGATGCTGTAGATACTACTATTCAAAGTGATATTGTAGATAGAATGGCTGAGCACCCAATTTTATCTAAATTGTTCAAAACTCCAGTAGTTAGTACCAATGATGTTGTGATTGAAGCTATTCATCCAGGAGTAGTCTTTGACGTTATTTTGACTAACGTTGATGATGATGCGTCCACTGATTTAGCTATTACTGGTCAAGTACTCGGTGTTGGTAATGATTGGCAGGTAATTGGGGAAGAAGTTCGTTGCAGAAGCCGTTATGGTAACTTCAACAGAATGTACTTGCCGCAAAATGTCCCAACATTTGGTACAGTTGGGAATAAGTACCACAAAGTAGTTGTTGAATATGAGCACAACTGGCCATCATCTACAGGTATTGCACCTGCAGGTGAGTTGAATCAGATTGTTATCTATGCTTCAGATTCTAGCACTGCGATGGCAGCGGCTGATACAACCATTGATGCAGCATTTGCTTTGGCTAATGTTACTGCTGCTCAAGAGTTTATTTGGTAATAAGACTGTTTAATAGAATAGGGACGGGAAATAGGTCTCGTCCCTATTTTTTAATTTCTAAGTAATGTATATAACTACCTCAAATAACTGTAAGACATTGACTGTGTCTATTCCAGAAGCTGATATAGATGCAAGTATCACACCTGCAACCTATTCTGTAGTTACACATAAGAATGCATCTCCAGAGACTGGGTCAGCGGAAATAACTGATGAAAAATTAGAATTTACAGTTACTACAACGAATTCATTTGTAGGGGTTATTACATTGACAATAATTCAAGATCCTCAGAATACACAGACATTCTATTCTGTGGGTAGCTGTGATTTAGATTGCTGCATTGCAGGACTTATTGAAAAGTCAATCAACTGTGATAGTAGCTGTGATGACTGTGATGCATTTATCAGAAGAGCTGATAGAATCAACTTGTTCTTAAAGTCTAGTCTGTATGCTGCTGAATTAGAATCCAATGTTGAGGATGCTATTGAGAAGTATACTAAGGCAGAAGAGATGTGCAATGAAAACTGCCCTTGCGGTTGTTAATCATGACTGAAGAACAGTTAAATACATTTAAGATATGTCTGTCTCAGAAAGGGGGAGATGCACTTAAGTATGTAAAAGGGGGAGTCAAGTTTAAGGAAATTGAACTTGTTAGACTCTTCATCATTGTAGATCTCTTTGAGCACTATCTAAGAACATTAGATTGTTTAGATAATAGTGTATCAGGGAGTACGTACACGAAGATATTTACTAACTTATTGACTAAGAGTTGCAGAGATTGTATTACTGCAGATGTCAGTGTAGATTCTACAGAATCCCCACCCCAAAAACCTACTAATACAATGGTTACACAATCAGATGTAGACATCGTAACTCAAAATAATGAACTAATTGGATTGTAATGGCTAATACAACAATAACAGATTTAACTGAATTAACCTCTTGGGATGCATCAGCTGCATCTGCAAACTTCTTTGTGGTTGACAATGGGGCAGAAACAAAGAAACTTAGAGCTACTACATTTTACCCTACATTAAATAACGTAGGGAGTAGTGGGGTTAACGTAGTTAAAGAAATCAATACTGCAAACATTACCAGTAGAAAGGTAAGCAGTGCTAACAATTATCTTGGGATAGCCATCAATGCAAATGATGAGGTAGAGTTTACAATCTCTGAAGCTAACATTGATTCATTGATTGCAGCTAAGAACTATTTGACTACAGTTAACTTAGCTACTAACGTTACAGGAGTATTGTCAGTAGCTAATGGTGGTACAGCTAAGTCAACATTCACAAGTAAGTCATTGGTAGCTACTCAGTTGACAGGATCCTCTGCTCTTAGAGAGTTAGACATGACTACGAATGGGGGAATTGTTATTGGGGGTGCATCAGGTCCTCAAGTCAGTACATTGACTGCTGGGACAAACATCTCAATCACAAACAGTGATGGGGGTATTCAGATTAACTCCACACTCCCATCTACTGTTGTAGAGGAGAATGACAATGTCACTCTTGGGAATGTTACTCTTGGGGCATTGACTGTAGGTTCATTGTCTGCATCTTCAGCAGGAGCTGTTACTCAAACAACAAGCTTAGCTACCACAGTTACACTGAATGCTGTAGCAGGGACAATAACATTATTTGCGGCAGCTATTGTTGCAGATACAAATACTCAGTTTACTGTAGTAAATGATAAAGTATCCAGTACATCCGTAATCTTCTTATCAAAAGAATTTGGAAGTAACGTAGCTGCTGACAATGGGGTGCATATTAGTATTGCATCTGTATCTACTGGAAGTTTTGCAATTAACGTCACACATACTGGGAATCAGAATGCTGCGTCTATTGTAAGAAAAATCCATTTCTTTGTATTCGGGTAATAAAACTTAAACCATAAAACCAAAACCAAACACCAATGGGTAAGTTCGAAAACGTAACAATGAAACTGTCTGAGGCAGTAGACATTTACAAAGGATTGCAAGAGGTCAAGGACATCAAAGGTTCTAGATTCTCAATTGTAGTTGCTAAGAATATGAAGACATTGATTGAGGAGCTAAAAGACATTGACAAGTTAGCTACTCCATCAGATGAGTTTATGCAGGTATCAGCTCAAGTACACAAACTTGCTGAGTCTGAAGATATCGAAGGGATTCAAAAGCTTGAGGAAGATCATAAGGATTTGATTGAGAGTAGGAAAAAGCAACTTGAAGAAGTTGAAAAGTTGCTTGAGAAAGAAGTCTCTATCCCAATCTATAAGCTCAGAGAAGACCAACTTCCTAATGAGTTAAACTCTGAACAGTTACTCCCGATATTAGGGATTATAGATAATGACACAGTATAAAGACATAGTTAGGTTTCTAAAGGATACGCCTGGGTACTTAAAGAAAAGTGCTCAGTGCTTATCCGCACGTCTAGATGCTGACTATGATTTATGTGTTGATGCTTTAACTGAAGTAAGAAAATTAAACAGAGAGGGAGTATTAGAGCAAGATAACGACAACAATAATGACAATGTAATTACTGAGTTTGATAAGTTCCTAAAACTCAGTAATATAGATGCCAATGATGTATCTAGTGTAAAGTTCTGGCAGACAATGTCAGGAGAACCTAGATTCTCAGTAGTGACAAAGCATGATGTCACTGATGCAAAAACATACAAAGAGGAAATAGAAGAGTTTGCTAGTAGATACTCTACAAACATTCCTCATAAGCCTGTAAAGAATGCTTACAATCAACCCGTACTTTATGAAATATCTCTCCCAGATATACACTACGGTAAAATTGTCGAAGACTCAAGACTGACTATCTCTGAGGTCTTTATGTTGGCTATACAAGATTTGGTCAACAGAGCCAGTGGATTGGAGATTGAAAAATTCTTACTCCCTATTGGGAATGATGGGATGAACTCTGAAGGGATGAAACAAACCACAACAAAGGGTACTCCTCAACATGATGATGTAGGTTGGAAAGAATCTTTTAGAGGTTACTGGGAATTGATTGTACACGCTGTAGATTACTTAAAGCAGATAGCTCCTGTACATGTAATTGTAGTTGCAGGTAACCATGACTATGAACGTATGTTCTATGCAGGAGATGTAATCTCAGGATGGTTTAGAAATGACCCATCGGTCACTGTAGATAACAGCAACGATTCTAGAAAATACTATGAGTATGGGAATAACATGCTCATGTTTACTCATGGAGACAATGAAAAACCTGCAGATATCCCACTTATTATGGCTACTGAAAAGCCTGAAGTCTTTGCAAGAACAAAATTTAGGGAGGCTCATTGCGGGCATTTCCACAAGGAGCAGGTTAATGAGTATAGAGGAATCAAAGTCAGATTTCTACCTTCTATTTGCCCTAACGATGAATGGCATAAAAAGATGGGGTATGACTCCAAACGAGCAGCTCAAGCCTTTGTATGGTGTAAAACTTTTGGACTTACTGGGTATCTACAATTCAATGTCAATGATTGAGGATTATGAAGATGATTTCGAAGACATCTCCCTAGAAGAGGAGATTGAAATCTTAGACGAGGCATACAACAATGCTTACTTGGTAGCCACTAAAAAGGTTACAATTAAGGAACTGCTTGAGGGTAAACACGAAATAATGTTTCTCCCATTTGATCCATCCGAACCATACACATTAGAACTAATCATGGATGACATGATTGAATATTTTGAAAGCAATGAAGAGTATGAAAAATGCTCTGAACTTGTAAAGGTTAAACAAGAGATGGAGAAAGACAATGACTCTCAATGAGATTGCATACAACATTTTAAACTTAGTAAGAGCAGGTAGATCATCTAACGATGACAACATCTCCTTATCTCAGATTAAGTTTAATATCAAGCATTACCGTGCGATGTTTATTCGCAGGGACTATGCTCGTAATGGGTTAGTAACTAGGCATTTAGAACAAAGCATTGGGTGTGTAAGTATTACCCCAGTCAATGCATCTAAGTGTTGTGGGTTTGATCTCCCCAATGATTGCCCAGTATACAAATCAGTTCAAAAGATCCCAAGAACAGTAAGGTTCAATTTTAGAGAAGCCATAACATTTGTTGGGGCAGCTAATGGGACTACAAGAATTCCAATGGTTGAACCATTTGAAGTAGACTATTTACCTTACGATAAACATACTAAGAACAATACCAAAGCATTTATGATTGAGGATTATTTGTACTTATATAATCCCAAAGGCATTGATAAAGTGAACATTAGGGGTATATTTGAAGACCCCGAAGAACTAGCAGGATATGATTGCAATCAATCTTGCTATGATGCAGATTCCCCATTCCCATTACCTGCGGATATGGTATCTATGATAACAAGTGGATTAGCTAGTGGGGAACTTAGATTATTAACTTCATCATTAAACGATGATGAAAATGATAGACAACAAGATACACAATAAGAAATAATGGCTTATAATACTAATACAGATAGACTCCTAGATAGATCCAAAAAAGGGATTGAAGAATCTCTTGGGAGATGTGGGGGACAATTAATTACTGGGACTACAGCAGTAACCGGAACCTTCAGAGCTGTACAAGCTATTGCTGAAGCAACTGTAACTACAGTAGGGAGCTTAGAAGTAACAGGTCTTGCTATTCCTGCAGGTATTGTACTCTACGGAGAATTTACTTCAGTTACAGCTGGGGCTGCAAATACATTGATAGTCTACAACGCCTGTTAATTATGAGTACCCCAGCTTGGCAACGTAAGAAAGGTAAGAACCCAGAAGGTGGGTTAAATGAAGCTGGGCGAAGGTCTTATGAGAGAGAGAACCCAGGTTCAGATTTAAAAGCTCCTCAACCAAAAGGTGGGAAAAGAAGAAACTCATTCTGCTCCAGAATGTGCGGCCACAAGCGAAAGAACACAAATCAGAAAAACGCCAAAGATCCTAATTCTAGAATTAACAAATCACTTAGAAAGTGGAATTGTGGTTCATGTTCTAACTGGATTGATAAGTTTACAAAGTAAATAACGACTAAAATGCCTGAAGGATTATCTATATATCAATTACTTGTATTAGCAGGAGGACTAATCGGATTGTATGTTAAAATTCAATTAGATCTTAATACCTTAAAACAAACATTTAGAGGTGAGGTCAAAAGGATGGAGATGAGGCAAGCAACCCACGAAGCTCAGACTGATGATATCAAAAAGAAGCTTGAGGAAGTACTCAAAGCCATTGAGGAAATTAAATTGCTCTTAGCAAGAAAACAACTTGACAATTAATAATAACTACTATGATGAAATCAAAGAAAATGGGGATGAAGTCAAACTTCATTGAACCTAATAAAGAACTGAAGTTTGGGGGTAAGCCCATGAAGTATGGTCCTGGGGGAAAAAAGAAAGCAGGAGATAAAACATACACAAAAGCTGTAGCTATTCCTGAAGGATTTACTTCTAACTACAAAGGAGAGGTATTTGATGCAGACGGGAAGAAGGTAGGTAGAAAAGTAGCTGGAAGCAGCCCTAGGTATGTCCCAAATGAAAGAAACGCTGGAAGTCTTACACAGCAAGCTGCAGACTATATAAACCGTTCTAGAGGTACTCGCAAGAGTGATCAAGCTGCAATGGATAAATCTAACGCTGAAATGGCTTCAGAAGCTGATAAGCGTATGGCAAAGCTTGCAGAGGAAAAAGCTGCTAAAAATTCCCCAAGAGCAAAAGCTCAGAATACTCCTCAAGGCTCTTCTGCTAAAGACAAGCAGGGTAATGTAACTACTAGTCAGACTAGACAAGCATCTGGTTCTGGTGCTGGTAATGCACCTAAGTCTACCCCACGCCCAGCTAGAATGCAAGAAGCTGCTAAGGGTAAGACAGCAAAGTCAGTACAAGGTAGTGGGGCAAAAGCTGAGTTACAGACAAGAAGTAGCGCACCTAAGCAAGCTGCAGCTGAGACTAAATCTGAGCCAACATCTAAAAGAGCTAGTCGTATCAACCGTCGTACTGAGAAGGTAGAAGCTAGAAAATCTACTCCATCTCGTATGGATAGAAAAGCTGATCGTATCAATAAGAGGGCAGACAGAGTAGAATCTCGTAAGGCTAAGAAGTCTGAAGTATCAGCAGCTAAGGCAAGATTGAAAGCAGCTCGTAGATTACAAGATGGTGGATTGAAAACCCCATCTGCAGATCAAAAAGGGTTGAAGAAACTCCCTACTTCTGTACGTAACAAGATGGGGTATAAGAAATACGGAGGAGCAAAGTAAATGTATTATCTCAGAGACGTATACAAATCCTACGCTAAGAGTGTAGATGCACCAATAGATAAAAAACTATTCACTGAGTTATGTGAACAGTTTAATATCGAAATTATTGAGCATATACTCGAAGGTGGGGTATTCAATATGGGAAGTAATCTAGCTTACCTATCTGTACGTCGTATTGAGAGAAACCCTAGAAAGCCAACAGTAGATTGGTGGGAGAGTAATAGATACAAAAAAGAGTTACTCGAAGAAGGGAAGAAACTATATGATAGCAATACCGGGGAAGGTGTACAGTGGTTAATCTACTACACCGACCCTTGGTATTGTAAATTTCATTGGGAGAAGCACAAGTGTAAAATCCCAAACAAAACAGCATACAGGTTTACCCCAACCCGTGGAATTAAGGGGAACAAGGAGAAGCTCTCCAAACTACTCAAAGAAGATGATTTGGCTTATCTGAGATTTAAGAAGCATGGCAATATATAAGACTACATCTAGCAAAACCATAGTCAGAAAGATTATGAGAGACATCAATCCAGTTGGGGATAACTGGGTTGATGATGCTATTGAGTGGATTGGGGAAGCGTTAGAACATATTGGGGCTAGTACTCAACTTGAGAAGAAGACTTGCATTGTCACAATCAAGGACTACAAAGCTTTACTCCCAAATGATTTGTATTACATTAATCAAGTAGCTATTAACACAAGTCAGAATGAGGCATCTCTTGGGAATCAGATTGATATCATCAAAGATCAGCTTAACGACATATTGAGTGGGGGTGCAAATGCAAGCAGTCAACTCAATCAAGTTAATGCAAGATTGCATGTACTTCAAGAACAATACCTTGCTACTGCAGAGACATCAATACTCTCATACTGCGGTACAAACTTTCCTAGAAGTATTCACTGTGAGAACTGTGTAAACGAAAATGCAGTCAATGTAGAATGCTATTACATTGATACTGACTACATAAAGACTTCATTTGCAGAGGGTAAGATATGTCTTAGCTATATGGCATTCCCTGTTGATGAAGACTGCTACCCATTGGTTCCAGATGACATCTCATACAAAGAAGCTATGTTTTGGTATGTGTATAAGAAGATGTTACTTGGGAGAGGGGAGTTAGCTCAGAATGGGATTGACTATGTATTTGCAGATCAACAATGGAAGTACTACTGCACTCAAGCTAGAAACGCAGCAAACTTCCCAGACATTGATAGATACGAATCATTTATGAATCAGTGGGTTAGACTTATCCCTAACATCAACAGACATGATGAAGGGTTTGCTAATCTTGGGACTAGGGAGAATCTTAATAGAGAAGATTACGCTTACATGACAACAGCTACTGGGTTAAACAGTAAGACTGCTCAAGTACAATCTACCCCATCTACTGAACTTACCCCAACAATTGTATACTGGACTCAGAATACAGAAGTTAATGGTATCAATGTGGCTAGCTCAGCTGTTGTTATCCCATTCCCAGCTACCTCAGATGTCAACTTAAACATAGGATCATATCCTGCACAGCTGAATGGGGATGGGTTAGAGGTTAGTAATCTGAATGCAAATACTCACATAGAGTTGAATCTTGAAGTTGCATATACTGCTGAAGGAGCTGGGGCAATATCTGTACAAATTTATTTAGATAATGCTCAAATAGATCTTGCAGGACATGCAGTATCTGCTGGAGCATCAACTGTAAGTGTTAATGCAGATATATACGCAGGAGATAACTTAGGAGGAGTAATAACAGTTAAAGCACAGTCAGCATCTACAACTCTTACAGATGTTAAGCTAATCTCTGGAAATATTAGAATTGAGAATTAATGGCACTTAAGTATAAAATATACGATGAAGGAGCATCAAAGATTATTGCTCCATATGACGATGTAACTCAAGAGATTATTGGGGAGTTTAAATTTAACCCTCAACAGCTTGCTGTTAAAACTGGGAGTGCTGCCGCCATTACTATTTATGACAAGGTTACATTAGATGAGTACTATGTAAATATCCCAACAACCAGTATCTTAAAATTAGATGGGAGTCAATGGGCCACTGATAGAGTATTGCTATCAAATGAATTAAACACCTTCTTTAATACATCTACTTTTAGTATTACTGACTTAAAGGATGTAAAGACACTACCTTCAACTGGGTATTTATACTTAGACAATGGGGTTGCAACTTCTCGCCCATCTACAGCAAATATTGCACCTCAAGGAGAGCCAGGAGATAGTGCATATGAAGTATGGTTAAATAACGGGAATACAGGAACTCAGCTTGATTTCTTAAGCTCTTTGATTGGGCCTCAAGGACCTCCAGGACCACAAGGATTAAGTTTAGTTGGTCCTCAAGGTCCACAAGGTCTACAAGGAGACCAAGGCCCAGAAGGTCCACAGGGGCCTGAGGGACCACAAGGATTGCAGGGTGTTAAAGGGGATAAAGGTGATGATGGGACATCAGTAACTATTTTAGGAACTGTAGCTACAGAACCAGAACTCCCAACAGAAGGTAATACTGCAGGGGATGGTTATTTGATTTCAGGTAATCTCTATGTATGGGATGGTGCTCAATGGAATAACGTAGGTACTATTCAAGGGCCTCAGGGTGAACAAGGTGATCCTGGGGTAACTCCTACATTCTCTATTGGGGGAACTACAACACTAAGTGCTGGAAATCAAGCTACAGTAACTTCTGTAAAATCAGGAGATAACTACACACTTACGTTTGGGATTCCACGAGGTGCAGATGGGACGAATGGAGCAGATGGGGAAGATGGGGCTCCAGGTGTTACCCCTACATTGAGTTTAGGGACAGTAACTACACTGAATGCTGGACAGAATGTAAGTATCACAAATACAGGTGTATCCCCAAACGCTGTATTCAATTTTGCAATCCCAAGAGGAGCCAATGGAACTGACGGTGTTGATGGAACAAATGGTACAGACGGGGCAGATGGGACTAGCGCTTATGAAGTTGCAGTAAACAATGGGTTTTCAGGAACTGAAGTTGAATGGTTAGCATCATTAAATGGAACTGATGGAGCTGATGGGACTGACGGAACCAATGGTATTGACGGAGCTGACGGATTAGGTTGGACTGGGGGTAGTTATGACCCAGCTACTGGAATTGTTACATTCACAAGTGATGATGGTTTAGGGTTTGCAACAGAAGACCTTAGAGGTAGTAATGGTGTAGATGGGACCGATGGTGTTAATGGGACAAACGGAAGTGATGGACAATCTGCCACAATTGCAGTAGACTCTACAATTACTGGGGACGCTGGGACAAATGCTTTAGTACAGAATGTAGGAACAAACTTAAATGCTGAGTTTAGATTTACAATCCCTAGAGGTGCGGATGGGGCAGACGGTATTGATGGTAATGGGATAGCGTCTGTAACAGACAATGAGAATGGGACATTTACATTCACATTCGACGATGCTACAACATTTACTACATCTGATTTTACAGGTGCTGCTGGTGCTGATGGGAATACAATATGGAATGGGGAAGGGAATCCAACGGATCCTGCAAACGCATCAAATCCTTATCAAGAAGGGGACTTCTTTGTTGATACACTAAACAATAGATTTTGGGGTCCTTACAGTGATTCGACAGCTTGGGCAGCTGGGTATGTTAGTATTATTGGTCCTCAAGGTGAAACTGGTGTTGGGATATCTAGTACAATTTATGAACCTATATCAGGTACTTTGACAGTTAATCTTACTGACGGTACTGACACAACTACAGGTGATTTGAGGGGTGCTGATGGGGCAACAGGTGCTGCAGGTAAGTCAGTTCTTAATGGGAGTGAACCACCTTTGCTAACAACAGGTAATGTAGGGGACTTCTATATTGACACCACAAGTTATGTTCTTTACGGTCCTAAGACTGTTGATCAAGGTGACCCAACAGGAGAGACAGAGTGGCAGTATGATAATGCCATAAGCCTCATCCCTACATCAGCTAACGTAGCTTTTGATATCGTTGAGCTTACTGGGACATCTAATGATCTTGTAGAAGCTCATTTGTATAAGTATATACGAATCGACAATTCATCTCCTACATCATACAATGTTCTGTCTAACAGCTACCCATTAGGTGCTGAGGTTGTTATTGAGCAAGCTGGGGAAGGACAGATTACCGTTACTGGAGGTTCTGTTGTATCAAGTCAATCATTCAAATCGTACAGACAATACTCTACTATGGCTTTGAAGCTTGTTTCGTCAGCTACTGGGAATAAGTGGGTATTGACTGGGGAAAGAGAAGCTCTTTAAGAAATGTCATTTTACTCTGCAGTATCCAATTCAAGGGGGTTGACATTCTACCCACCTGTCCCATTTTTCGAGAGCATAGAAAGTTTTAGCTCTCTATTTCATGGATGGTTTGCGTTGAGAAAACTTGAGGATGCCTACACAGGTAACTGCATACGTATACGCAGAGGTTCAGATGATGCAGAAACAGATATTGGATTTGAAGGGAGACACTTAGACTTGCAAGCAATACACAATTTTTGTGTAGGAACTACTGGATATATAGTAGCTTGGTATGATCAAGCTGTAGGGTTAGACACTACTGTCAATCATAAAGCACAGAATGAATTTCCTTCTGTACAACCAATCATCTACACAAACGGTGACATTGTAAGAAGTGGGCCATCTAATGCCCCATCTATAAGATTTTTTGGGGGTAAGTTCTTAGAGTTTGTTGTTGATGAAGGATCTACTTCAGGTCTTGATGCAGATGGGAGGTCTACAAGTATTGTTTGCAATGTCTTAGATGCTGTTGGTCCTGTATTTAAGGGGCAAGCAAAGACTGGGGAAACAGGAGATGCTTATGGTTTGTACATAGATTCAACTACAGCTAAGATTGAAATTCAAACTGATGAAATTGTTTATGACCTGCAAGGAAATGGTCAGAATGATCTCATCGTTGTATCTACTATACACAGGGGTGATAACTTCTTTGAAAGCACTCCAGCAGATGCTACATTAGAGAAAGATAGCCTGATTATTAATGGGGACTATCTAGAAGTGAATACTCCCCCATCAGGTGTTACTGTTGCTGACAGCTCTAAAAACTACTACATAGGAGGATTTTCAAATAGCTTCAATGGGTATGTATCTGAGTTTATATTTATCAAATCAGGGATTACATCCATATCGTCCCCTGAGCATTTGCGTAGAGTCAATGGGAATCAGTCTTTGTACTATCAACAGCAGGATCCAGCAGCTCTCCCAACAATCATCAATGACGTAGATACAATCTATTTTGTTGACTACGGTACTATAGATTATACAGAAAACGTAGGTGCTTTTCCTACAGCTGAATACGTAACACGTACAATTCAGGGATTCAATGTGCCTGTAGAGCTGTCGTTTAACTACGATGACACGACTGCTCAATTGTACTACAGAATAGACAATGCAGGAGTTGTCCCAACCGTACCAACAGATCCATACTCTGGGTTAACAACAATAGCTAACGGTGCAACTCTTACGTTTACAGAACCAAAGAATTTAACTCTTGCTTGTGAATTCCCATCATCTGTATCGCCTGTAGCATTAGAGATTAGAAATGTAACTGATTCTAATACTTTAAGTGGGACAGCTACGCTCAATGACACGAATTACGTAATTCAACTCAATGTTGCTCAAGAGACATTTAGTGCAACAACTGACTCTGGGTTGATTTTAGATGGGTTTACAACCACAGATACAGGAGATTTGTTATTGTTGTTGGTTGCTCATGACGACACAGCAAGTACTACATTTAATGATGTTATACGAACAGATACTTTTGGGAGTGCAGGATTTACAAAACTCGCAGAAGCAGGAACAAGCTCTCAAGCTGTTCACGTAGGTATCTTCTACAAAATAGCTGATGGGACAGAGGATGGGGTGAATTACTACATATCAAACTCATCTTTAGGTTCTGCAGACTTTGTTGGGTGGGGATTGAAGATAGACAACGCAAATACAGCTGAAGGTTGGTTGAACACATTTACAACTGATACTGCATTTGGGGGTGTAGAATCAATTGCTGGGGTTGAAGGCATAACAGGTGCTAACAATAACGAATTGATTTTTGTAGCTTACGATGGTGGAGAAGGAACCCCAATCACTACAAGTCAATGGACTACATCACCATTTGATGCTGACAAGCAGATATCTTACCCAGACACAGGTTCTGGTTCTGTATCTGCTGGTTGGGATTTGATTAAATCATTTGACGAAACTTCTACCCCACGAATAGATGTAACATTTGGAAGCGGGGGTATATCTGATGGGGTAGCCTCTATCAGATTGATTATTAATGCTGCTGTAGAAGAATCTACTGCTTCTGCCCCACCACCAACTCTCCCAACTCCTGCCCCAGATAGAATACCTCAGACAAACTTGTATGCAAGTTATGACCCAGCAGATGAGGATTCATATCCTGGTACAGGCACTTCATTATTTGACTTGTCAGGTAATGGTAATACGTTAACGCTGAATGGTGGAGTGGAAAGTGGTTACAACTCAAATGGGTGGTTCAACTACGACGGGGTAAACGACACGGCTAGTGTGGCTTCAACGACCGTAAGTGGCGATTGCAGCATCGGTGCATGGTACAAAATAACAGGTGACGACGACTCCCTTCAGATGATTACTGGTACACTAGGGTCTGCGCTTGTGGGTATGCAGGTGTACTACAACTGCGCAAGCACGAACAATAGGTTCTTCGCGAGAGTACAGGACTCTGATGGTACCGCAACTGCAATGTCAATCCCAGAAGCATCTCTTACCATCAGCACGGGTACTTGGTACTATGTCTGCGCATCGTGGAACAACACAACGCACGAGTTAATTCACTACATTTTTGCTAGTTCTGGATTAGCTGGCTCAAATAGCGTTACTTCTACAGGCATCGACACAACCACGACCAGTACCGCGGATATCGTCTTGGGTGCGCCGACTTACTATGCGTATGGCGATATAGGGGAGGCCCACATCTACAATGAAGTGCTGTCTCAGACTCAGTTCACGACAATCTATAACAACACAAAGGCGAGATATGGCTACTAAACTTTACAAAGTATATCAAGCAAGTGACTATGATGGACTTGATTTGTCAAAGTTTACTAGCAATGTTAGGTGGAATAATGACAACACAGAGTTTATTGTAGAGTTTAAAGAGCAACCCATCAATGAGACAGGTGTGTTAACTCATGAACAAGCAGTGCAAATTGTTTCTCAATTAAACTGGATCTTAGATATCGACATATGAAAAAGTTTTTAGCAGGGATGGTTAAAGATCCAGAGAGAGTGGATCAACCTGATGGTACATACAGAGATGCTCTGAATGCGAATCTTTATGTGCAGAAGGGGGCTATAACTAATGAGTATGGGACAGTAGGGATAAATACTACTATCAGGATAATCAATCTGATTGGGGAGTGTGTCCTTGAGGATGGGAGAATTGTGTTATTCTCTAAAGCAATTGGGACTCAAGAAACAACATTAGATACTATCAGTATCGTAGACCCAAAAGCAAATACTCATGTCCCTGTTTACAGAACAGATGATTTAAACTTTCAAGTAGAAAATACAATAGAGGCTACAGCTAAGGTTGGGAATAACAATGATATTCTCGTTTACTTTACTGATAACTATGTAGACAGACAGATAGAACCAAATACTGGGATTAGTTACTTAAATGACTATAATCCCCCAAGAGTATTCAATCTAACAAAACAACTTGAGTATATTAACTCTATCAATAACCCTAACTATGGGGTATTGTATGGAGTTGAGGAATACAGTGTAGATAAGTTAGACTTGTTTTTATCTACTGGGGATATCCCTGAGTTTGGGGCAATAAAGATTGAAGAGGGTGGGGGTGTTGTTAGTGGGACATATCACTTGGCATTGGCTTATGTAGATGATGAGAACAACATCACAAACTACATGGCTACTTCAAATGCTGTACATCTTGTAACAGCTCCTGAAGATTCCATCCCAACAGAGTTGATTACTGGGGATCCTCAAGGTTCACAGAGCAATAAATCTATTACTTGGAGGGTATCATTCCCACAAGCAATTAACTACAAGTACGTACAACCTGTTATCATACAAAGGTTTGGGGGTGGGCAGAATCAAGAGTCTAGTGAATTTGCATACAGTCTTCAGAAGATAGAAATTCCTGCTCCTGGGGCAAGTAGAAGTTTAGAGATTACTTACACAGGACTGGAGAATGTAGCACAGGCTGGGGTATCTGAAGTAGTTATAGATAGAGTAAGATACGAGTCAGCAAAGACTCTTGTCCAATTAGACAACAAACTATTTCTATCTAACCTACAATCTAGAGGAGACCTTGGGTATCAGAGATTTGCAAATAACATTACTCTTGAACCAGTCATTGATAGATTGGGCTCATTCGATCCTAGGTACTACAGTGAATCTACATTAACTGAGGGATACAATAGTCTTTCAACTAATGATGACGTGTATGATATTCAAAAGTTTACGGGGGTTGATAGTAAGTTAAATAGTAATGTAAAAAAGGGTTATAAAGACTCTAATCTAAGCTATAAGTACAAGTCATTCAGAAGGTCTGAAGTATATGCATTCTATATCTCATTTGTACTCAAAGATGGGACAGAGTCTTATGCATACCATATCCCAGGAAGAGCAAGTCTAGATTCTGGGAGAGTACCTGAAACAGCTTCAATCTCAGATATACTAGATGACTACCAGAACTTGAATGAGTTTGAAGAGTTCTACCCTGATGCACTGGCTTATCAAGTACTAGATACACATCAGATTGTAGACAGTGATATGAGCTATTGGGAGAATGCAAATGAGACTTACCCAAATACTGATGACTTTGATGTATGGTCTGTAGACAATGATGGTGACCCAAGTAACTCTGGGGACTCTCTTAGAAATGAGAATGTTAGGCATCATAAATTCCCATCAAATAAGTCTGAGTTTAGTTACATAAGTATTAACTCATCTAATGAATTAAACCCAAACGGGGCATCACAGACTACACAGATGCTTGAGAATATCAATATTCTTGGGATTAAATTAGGGAACATTAGAATACCTAAGTTTATACTTAAGCAAGTTCAAGGGTATAAGATTTACTACGCAAAGAGAAAGCAAGAGCACAAGACAATCATTGGGCAGAGTGCTATTGTCCCTGCTGCATTTAGGAAATTAACAACCATTACTACAACATTAGAAGCTGGGAAGACTGGACCATTCAGTCCTGGATGGTTGTCATTGGGTACAATTCCCCCAAATAAGTTTGATTACTTAGCAGCTTATAGTGAGAATGGGGACTTATATAGAGACGTATCTGCATTCAGTTTCCATGACTTCAATCTTTTAAAGAACAAGCATACCCTTACTGGGGCTTCTCACATTGATATTCAGAAGATTATGTACATGAGAGTATTCTCAGGTACTGATGGGAGAAAACCAAACGAAGAAGACAATGGTAATTTCTATGTCCCAGAATGGGTGAATGCAGAACTCGGGAATATTGTAGATGGGGATGATAGCGTTACTGCCTTTATTACCTATGCTCTACTCTGTCATGGGTATGTAAACCCAGGAGATTTAAATATTACTAGTCTTCTTTTTGCAGAGTTATCAGATTCTAATGTGTACAGTGAGGTTTTAGATAACTTAAACTCAATCTACACAATAAGACCTAAGAGTATTACTTATCTTCCTGGGTTAACTATACTAACCAATGACAGTGCATACTCCTTTAAAGGGGTAGACACCATATTCAACTTTGCAGGAGAGAGTCAGATATTTACAAACTTAGTAAAAGGACCACCTGCAATACTCGCAAGATCATCTGGGAATTCAATTCCATCTAATACTTTAAATGCTCCTTGGTATGACCCAGAAGCTATATCTCGTAGAACATCATTAAAAGCTACACATTCTGATTACGATCGTGACAATCAAAGTACATCCCCTCTTGTGTACTTAGCTAATCTTGTGGCATATAAGACTGATGTATTCAAACCATTTGATGAGCAGAACTTAGTATGGACTGGGTACTTTAAGTCATTATCAGATGTAAACTTGGAGTCAGGGGACGCTACAAAAGAAAACTACTATACAGGAGCTGAGTCTGATTCTATATTTGGGGGAGATACATACATTGGGAGATATGGATTTAGAACCACAGGTCAGACCTATGGGGGCTTGTACAATAGACAGTCTGTTACAATAGATTACGATGTAGATATAATTAACTACAGTCTTGGGAATCTAACTCCTCAGTCTACTCTCTATTACTTTGTTTGTGAGTCAGATGACTTATTAGGGTTTAGACATTCTGGGGATAGTTTAGAGGGGATTACTACAGATCAAAGTAGATTCTTTGACTATGATGCAGCAGCTGACGTAATATTTAACTCCCCAGTAAATGATGGGACTAAGTCAGACAATCTGCTGTATATGACAAACTACTCTTTGAATCAAGACATCAGAGTAACTGTCCCATACCCAAAGACCAACAGAGATATTACTTTCTTCCCAACAAGAACAATTAGGTCTAACAATGATGCTAGTTCAGGGAATGATAAGTACAGACAATTCTTAGCGTTAGAGTTTAAAGACCTTCCAAAAAATAGAGGAGATATCTGGAAGCTCTTTACACTAGGAGCTGTCCTGTATATGCATACAGAGAGGTCATTGTTTGTTACCACAGGTAAGGACAATCTTCAGATTGGGGATCAGACTCAAGCATTTATTGGGTCAGGGGATATATTTAGTCAAGACCCTCAAGAAGTAATCTCTACAAATACTGGGTATGGGGGTACTGACTCTCAATACACTGGGGTTACAACAAGATATGGGCACTTTTACTTCAACAGAAGAGATAAGAAAGCTTATATCATGACTGATAGTATCATTGAAGCATCATCAGCTGGGATGGAGAAGTGGTTCTTAGAGAATACTGACTACACAATTGAGAACGACTACGACATCAATCTAGAAGAATCAGGAGTTAACTTAGATTCCCCTACATCAGGCTTTGGATTTCATGCAGGGTATGACCCAGTATTCAAAAGGATACTACTCACAAAGAGAGAGCGTATTGGGACAAATCAATTGGTGGCTGCAATTAAAGGAGATATTATTGTCGTTGAAAACAATTGGTTTTACACAACTACAGGACAGAGAATAGAACCTTTTAACAACGAATACTTTCAAGATTCAGGTTGGACATTGTCATACTACCCAGAAATTAAAGTATGGGGAAGTAGACACAGCTATCTCCCTGTACTCTACTGCAATACCCCATCGAACTTCTACTCACTAATTAACTTTGATTCAAATACAAATACTGAGGTATGGGAACATTCTAGTGACTCGAATAATACTAACTTCTACAATCAACAGTATGAGTTCGAGTTTGAGTACATTGACAATACTGCTCCTCAGTTAAGTAAGATATTCTCTAGTATCTACTATCACATGGAGATACTAGATAAGGATAGAGATGCAGATAGTCAATTTAGGAAAGTAACATTCCCTGGGTTTAACTCATTCTATGTCTACAACTCTACACAGATATCAGATATCACAAACATTGATTATCTGACTAATAGTAGATTGGTTGATAGAATGTGGTACATTAATTCATTTAGAGATTTAACTCAGTACAATGGGAACTACCCAATTGCTGAAACTATGTTCTTAGAAGAAGGTAGAATTAACCCAGAATATATAAATAACAATAAGCCTTGGTTCGAACAGAAGAGATTCGTAGACAATTATTTAGGAATTAGACTAATTGCTAATACTAATAATTTGATATATTTGTATGGGGCAGGAACCAAGCACCGACAATCATTCAGATAATGGGAAAAAAGAATTGGATAAAGGGTGCTATCAAAAACCCAGGAGCTTTTACTAGAAAGGCAAAAAATAGAGGAATAAGTACTGCAGCTTTTAAAAATGCTGTACTCAAAAATCCTAAAAAGTATGATAAGAAAACTGTGCAACAAGCTAATCTAGCTAATACTCTTGCAAAGTTTAATACAGGGGGTGTATACGATAACCCTACTCTCCCAATATCTACTTCTACAATGGCTGGGATGCCTGGGCAACAACAAGCTCAGCAAGAGTTTATGAATTTGCAAGCTCAGTCTAGACGTGCTCAGAGAATGAATGAGCGGGCACAAGAACTTGAGCAACAAGCTGCAGAACAACAAACTAAAGATGAGTTTAATGCTGCAAGAAATCAATATGGGGCAACAGCTACTAAAGGATTAGGGACAGCATTAGGAGCTGGGGCAGATGCATTTAGAGCAGCTAGATATGCTAAAGATGCAGCTAGAATGACAGATGGTGTATCTGATGTTTCAGGGTTACTTGGAAATTTACAAAAGGCCCCACTTACCGCAGGTAAACAAGGATTACAAGGATTAGGACAAGGAATTAAAGCTGGGGTAGGATCATTAGGCCCAGCTGCAGGAGGGGCAATATTAGGATTAGCAGGTGCAGGTATTGATAGATTGTCTGATGACCAAGATGAGACAACAATGAATGTTGGGGAAACAAGTGGGGCACTGCTTAAAGGTGCAGGTTCAGGTCTTGGATTAGCTGGGACATTGACTAGCTTAGCTCCTGCATTGGCTATCCCAGGACTTGGGTGGGCAGCTGCTGGTATTGGGGCCGGAGTTGCTGGGGTAAAAGCTCTTAAAAATAGGAATCAAGCCAGAGAAGATAAAGCTGAGCAAGATAGACTAGATGCAATTGAGCAAGGGAGAATGGGGAGATCTATGAATGCTGCATTTAGACAAGGGTTTACTACATCAGGACAAGATCTTGGGTACAATACAGCAAACTCTATGAGTAATGCATACCTCCCAGGAAATCAAATGTTTAAAAATGGGGGATTGATTAAACGTGCAGATGGGAGCTATTCTCCACGAGGCTTGTGGGATAACATCAGAGCCAATAAAGGTTCAGGAAAGAAGCCTACAGCTGAGATGCTCAAGCAAGAGAAAAAGATTAAGGCTCAAGAAAAAAGATACGGGGGCAAGTACAACAATGGGGGACCAGCTATTCAAGTAAGTCCTGAACAACAAGCATTGTTTGCACAGCTTAACCCTACACTGAATGCACAGATTCAGAATATGCCTCAGAGTAATGATAGGTTGACAAATTACTCTCAGAATCAACTGGCTGCAAATGAGAACATGGTTAATAAGGGGAGAGCAAATCAAGCCATTAACCAAGGAGTACAAACTGGGAAAGCAATATTATCTGATCCATCACTTGCTATGGATGCAGGTCAACTTGCATTAGCAGGAGTAGCAGCTAGTGAAATCCCAGTAGCATCTCAAGCTGCAGGAGCATTGAATGCAGGTATTTATGGGGCAAGAGGTGCATACTATGGGGCAAAAGGTGCAATGAATTCTGATGCAGCATATGCAGCTAAAGGTGCATTGTATGGTGGATTAGGGGTAATGAGTGCAGCAGGGATGGTTCCTGGAGCTGGGGCTGCAGCAGATGCAAGTGTTATTGGGTCTATGGCTAGTAAGTTAAAGTCAGGACTTAATGCAGCACATCACACAAAAGCTGCACATCTTGCACACGAAGGTTCTAATATTTACAAAGCCAATAATATCTTAGACGCTACGTCAAATACTTTTAAGTATGGGGGTAAATCAGTACCTGGGGGTAAGGTTGCATCTCTCCCACAAGGTGCTAAGAAATTTATAGGAAAGAGTCATGAAGAGGGTGGTATTATGATTGACCCAATGACTGAAGTTGAAGGTGGGGAGACTATGGATCAAGTTAAGATGAGTGATGGGGATAACTCTGATTACATATTCTCTAAAACATTAAAGCTCGGAGGTAAGTCATTTGCTCAACGTCATGAGGAAATTGTGAGAAGAGGGGGATCTAAACAAAGAGTTCAGCGTAAGATTCAGCAGCTTGCTCAAATGCAAGAGAAGGTTGCTGCAAAAGAAGGGAAGACTGAGAACGGCCCTAGAGATCCTAACATGATTGCTCAGATGCAGGATGGTGGTCCGCTTGAGTATTTAACCAGTAATGTTAATTTTGGGGAGGAAGGGCCATTGAGTCCTGCAGATCCTAATGATCCTAATTTTGTATTAGACGCAGCATCTGCAAATCTTATTGACCTCCCAGATACACAATCTGAAAACCCATTGGGATTGTACTCAGATATTAACAAAACTGACTATGAAATCCTAAAAGCTAGAAATCCTTGGTTTGATTGGGGAGAAGGAGATTTACCGTCAAAGGGGGAGATTAAGAGATTCCAAGAACAATTTAAGGCAAATACTGGGAGAGACATTAGAATTGATGATATGCTTGGGGAACAAACAGCTTCAGCATACATCCCATACAAAAGAAACCAAGCTGCAGAGGTAGTTGCAGATTCCCCAAAAACAGAAAAAGAAAAGTCTGCAGAAGAAGCTGAAACCCCAACATCTGAAACAGGGACAGAAAAAACAACTACCCCAACAACAGATAAAATAAATATGCTTCCTGGGGCAGGAGCAGCTTTGCTTGGGTTAGCTCAACTCCCAAGAAAATTAAAAGAGCCCCCACGTGCAGCTAACATTAATGCTCAGCAAACAGGGAAGATTAGACTCCCTAGAGTAAATTACAATGCTGAAAGAGCAGCAGGTCAAGCTGGGGCTACTGCAGTCAACAGACAAATCCAAGATTCAATGGGTGGTCCTGGGAAGATTGCAGCTATGATAGCCAATACAAACAATCAGAGAGTAAATAACTTGAACATTGCTCAAGCTGAAGCTCAAGCAAATAAGCAATTGGCTGCACAAGAGACAATGACAAATGCTCAAATTGCACAGCAAAATGCAGCAAATGTGATGGGGGCTCAACAGTTCAATGAGCAGTCTAAGTATGCTAGAGACTTAGAAAAGTATCAGCAGAACTTACTTCGTCAACAAGCTGTGGGCGATACAATTGCTGGAGTGGGGAGAGACTTTATGGGGTATAGAGCAGATGAAAGATTAGCTGCAGCTACTGATGAGACTGGGTCTTACCTTAGATTTATGCAAAACAACCCAGGTTTAGCTAAACAGTTATTGTCTGCAATGCAAAATCAACAACCAGAACAGACTCAAGAAAACAAGTACGGAGGTTATATCAAGAGGTCTAAAAAGATTGGACGTAAAAAGAAGAAGTAATGCCAGTACAGTATCAACCTTATAAAAGTATGTACGTATCTCAGCGTAGTCCTGAGATAGCTAAAACTCTTAGAGATAGATTTGTACAAAACTTTGCTGCTCAAGATAACTTAAAGCAACAGTTACTTGAGTTAGAGACTGCCCCGTTTGCAGGAGATGAGAAAGCAAAAGAGCAGCTGGCTGAAGAAGTTAGATCAAAGCTCAATGAGTTGTCAGAGCGTGGGGACTATGAGAATCTAACTATGCAAGTAGTTAATACTGCTAGGGATTATCAAAATAGGGCTACCCCCTTAGCTAAGAATGCACAGCTGTACAATACAGATAAAGCTGAGAAAGAGCAATTGCTACAGCAAGGGAAGATTACTTTAGCTGACTACAATGGTTGGTTAAAGAAAGCTTCTATGCAGTATGACCCTGAGGTAGGGGATTACAAGCAATATGCAGGAGTACAGTTTGATGACAATGGGAACCCCATTCAAGGTAGTTACTACTCATCTACCCCAATTGCACAGTTTGTAGATGTCCAAGGGGAGATACTCAAGCAGCTCAATACTTTGGATAAAGTCAAAGAAGGTGGGTACACTGTTCAAGGGTATCAAACTCAAGATGGGGTAGAGTATGCAATCACAAAAGGAGATCAGATTGTGGAGTACATATCCCCTGAAAGAGTTAAACAAGTAACTCAAGGAGTACTTAGTAGAGCTGATGTACAATCATATATGAATCAAGAGGCAGAATTTGCAGTACTTGATGCAGATGCAGATACTCTGGA